ACCCAGAAACCACAAGCACGCCAATTAGCAATGCCTTCAGCACGTAGGGCACGGTAGAACACAGCGTCAGCGCGTGCGCGTGTCAGCTTACCGTTGCGGTATAGGTAGTCATGAACAGTACTTGCATAGTTGCCGTAACCGGCAAACAACGCGAAGAGTGGGAAGAGTACGACGTTATGTAGACCACCGATACTGGCGAAGTCTGTGACGAAGTCTTTAGGAACTACAATCATCCCTTCAACATCGTCGTCATAGACCAAATCAGCGGTGAGCTGACGAATGGTCCGGTCAATTTGATCAGTCTTTAAAGTTGTTACGAACTTGCTCATAGACATCTCCTTGGTGGTATTACATCGATTTACTTCTTGAGCTTGTAAGCATCGGCATTTGAACCTTTCTGGAATCGTGCCAGTGGTAAGAACAAAGCCATCTCCCAAGACTGCGAAGGTACTTCGACGAACACTGATTTGACGTGGTCCATACGGTATGAGTGGATGCAATGCTTGAACATGTCGACTTCACTTAGGTTCTTCAGTAGTTCCCATTCAAGAGCCAACTTTGTGTGTTTGCGATAACGACTCTCGGTGCGCAGCTTCAACAGGGCGGCAAACGCGATCATCCGCATCTTTGGCGAGAGATAGTGCATGTTCAGTCCAATGACAATCTCCATCCCGTCTTTCGCTTTGTACGAGCTTATAGGGAACATCATTGGGTAACGGTCCCAGATAGGCAGAGTCGCCTTATGCTTGGCATCGTACTCAAAGAAGTACATACGACCAGGCGTCAGCTTCTTAGCCCACAAACTGCGATCTCGAAACATCGCGCCTGTACCGAGCTTGTTGTAAGACTTACCAACATAGTTGCGGAACCAGTCAAGCGATGCGGCGATGTTGCGCTTCATCGAATTAGGGTTATTACGGTAAAACGCTTTCTCAAGGTTTTTTAGGATCTCAAGGTCCGTGCCTGTCGAGTTCTTGACTGGTTCGTCTTTTGGTTGCGCGGCCATAAATTATGGAGTCCTAGCTAAATAACAGATGTGTATATTCTCTAGTATTTATAGGACAAAACCACGTTATGGCTTCTTTCAAAGAACATACAGCGAACATCTTGCAAAATGGCCTGGCGCGTACTAACCGATTCCAGGTACTCATTCCTACACCTATGATGCGCAATGATGCTATTGGTGATGAATCGAGTGATGAATTCGTAGGGCCTAAACCACCTGTCTCCAAACTCAAAGCGTTGTTTGGTGAAGCAGTCAAAGTGATTCGCATCTTCACCGGTGGCGGCTCTGCTGAATACACCCGTGGTCTTGATTTGATGTGTTCGCAAACTGAACTTCCTGGCAAGACGATCAACACGTCCGAGACCAAATATAACGGTGACGTGCACAAGATTGGTCAGTCGCTGATGTACGGCAACCAGCAGTTCACCTTTCATGTGTCGCAGGACATGTATGAAAAGACCATCATTGATCAGTGGATGAATATGGTCGTTGATCCTGAAACACACGAAGTCAGTTATCTGACCGACTATGCGGTAACGATCAATGTGTTCCAGCTTGATCAGAACGACAAGATTGTCCATGCAATCGCGCTGATTGACGCATTCCCAGTCATGATGAACCCACTGACATTGTCGAACAGTGAACACAACAACGTTCACGAATTGATGGTTCAGTTTGCCTATCGTCGTTGGATTAACCTTGATCTCTCAGCAGACCCTGAGAACAGCATGGACAGCCTACTTGATACACCGCTCGGTCCGTACCTTGCGCCGATCTTGTCGAACCCTGTGGTGCAGCGTGGTCTTGAATATGTGAAGAACACAACCGGCCTCGATCTGCAAGGCGAAGCATTGAACATATATAAGCAGGTAGACGACATCGTCAAAAATACAACCGGTGAATCGATTAACAAATCTGTTGGTCTGATGAACTCAATCAAAGCCTCACTTGATGTCAACGATAAAATCACCCAAGCCGATGCAGGCAAGTTGTTCGATTTCGTTGAAGGTGCAGTGCAGAAATTTAAACCAAACTAGGTGAAGACACACTATGGCACTTCCTAAGATCCAACACACGCTGTACTCTCACACTTTGGTAGGCTTGGGTAAGCAAATCAAGTTTCGCCCATTCACTAACCAAGAGCAAAAGACCTTGCTGTTGGCTAAAGACGCCAAGGGTACCGCTGATGAGAAAGAGGCAGTGGTCAATGCTATTGAGCAGATTGTAGGTAACTGCACCCTGGGCAAGATTGATGGTTCGTCTCTGTCGACATTCGACATTGAAGACTTGTTCCTGCGCATTCGTGCCAAGTCTGTGGGTGAAGTGATCAACGTTCAATACCGCTATGACTTCCGTGATGCTGAAGACCGTCCACAAAGTCGATTCATCAAGGCTGCGATCAACGTTGACGACATCAAAGTTAAGGTCGATCCTGAGCATACCAAAGTCATTATGGTTAGTGACAAGATCGGTATGACCATGCGTTATCCGACCTTCAAGATGCTCAAGGACATCAAGAGTGAAGATGATCTGCCACTTGAATGCATCGACACCATTTTCGATGAAAGTGAAATTCATGACCGCAACTCGGTCACGCGTGAAGAGCTTGAAGCGTTCTATGACGACATCGATACCGCTGGTCTGATGAAGATCAAACAGTTCTTTGACACAATGCCTTCTCTCCAACACACCATCGAACTTGATGTCGGTGACGGTAAGAAAGAAACCGTGACATTCAAAGGGCTCAACGATTTTTTTATCTAACGATGACGCATGAAAGTTTGGAGTCGTATTACACAAATAACTTTCATGTACTATTCCATCGAGATATTGGTTTCGAAAACCACTTCAGGTTGTCCGATCTCGACGGGATGTTACCTTGGGAACGCGAGATTTACATGATGCTCATGAACCAGAAGATGGAACAATACAAAAACGCCAAATAACCCGTCGTCCGTAGGTCTAGTAAATAGTTCTATACACGCCATAAACAGGAACCGTTTATCATGTCGTTTAAAGATATTCTACTAGACCTGCGCTCGATGCGGCGCAGCAACGCACTACGCAATGAAACTGATCCTACCAAAGTGGCAAACATCCTTGAGGATCTCATCAAGGAGTCCATTCACCTGCAACATGGTGGTGACAAAGGTTTTCAACGCAAGTCAATGGCCGAACTGAAACAGATTCGTCGTGACCTTGTGGCCGGGCAAATCAACGCAGGTGACAAGACTGGTAAAATGACCGTTGTGTACAGCAGCGTGATTGATGCCCTGAGTAAAGCCGAGCAAGAAGGCTCTAAAGGGATGCAGGTCTATGAGAAGACCGCTGAGTCCCTACGCAAGTCGATCCCATCGTCGGACACCCTGATCTCTGCCCTGATGACTGCGAACCCTCTGATGGGCTATGGCGTCAAGATGGTTCGGGATATGTCGCGTTCATCTGCTGAAGCAAGTCGGCGCGCAAAACTTGAGGCTGCTAAGAAGATTGCATTGCTTCGCGATCAAAAAGCGTTCTTGGATGAACAGTTCAAAGCTGCTGAACAGGCTGAGCAACTGGCTGAAGAGACTGCTAAGTCAACCGAAGACGGTCAGAAGAAAAAGGACAAAGCCGACAAGAAACGCAAAGGTAGTAACCAGTACACCCTTCAAAAAGAAATTCTTGAAAGTATCGACCGTGAAATTAAGATGCTGGTTGATATCTGGAGCGATGAACCTGTCAGTCGTATTGAAGAGGCTATCAAAGAGCTTTCAATGCAGCAGTCCGAAGAGGCCGAGAAAACCCGTATTGCCAATGAGGAAGCTGCTGAGAAGTCGCGCCGTGATGGTAAACTGGATAACATGGGTGACACTGATACCACAACTGCACCTACTCCGATTCCCGATCAGCTCGACACACACGGCGTGCGTGATCCTGAGCATACAAATGGTGGTGGGTTGCTGTCGTCGATCATGGGTAGTATCGGTAAGATGTTCCTTACTGGTATAGGTGGGCTGTTCGCCGCAGGTGGCTTACTTGCTGCTGGTGGTATTCTGGCCACGTTGCTGAAGCCGATTAAAGGTATCATCAACTTCTTTACAAGCATCGGTAAAGTTGCGCTCAAGCTTGCAGGGAAACTTGCGTTGCCTGTTACTGTGATCATGGCGATCTATGACTTCTTTGATGCGTTCTTTAATGCAAGTGAGTACTTAGGTAAAGCAGACAGCCAGATCAGTATGGGCGAACGCATCTCGCTTGGTATTGCCAATGTCATTGCATCGATTGTAGGAATCTTCGACGACGTCCTTGAACTGTTTGGTGTTGATCTGATTAACACAGAAGGTTTGACCAAGAAGATACATGAGTTCTTCATGGGCTTCCCTGATATGGTCATGAAGATGATCAACGATGCCACAACCTATGTGACCGACATGTATGGTGAAGTTGTTGCATCACTGAAAAGTCAAGT